CACATAGGGCTACACGTCGGCGTGTACCCACATTTTGTTGCGATATTCACAAATAGGCATACTTTGCCTTTTACAGTGCTAAGAATATCTTGGTCTCCGTTTATTGAACTAATCGGTACTTCAAAAATAGATGTCATTGAACTACCAGTCCTTCAATTGAAACTGACATAAACTTTCCAATATCAGCAGTCCCTGCTATAAACCCGGTGGACCGATCAACAGTAAATCTTAAGTCAACATCTGTGGTCATTGGTGTGCTTACTGCAAAACAAGCACAAAATGACGTTCCATCAAAACTAACGTCTTCAATATCTACTCGGCCTCTGTAGTGTGTAATTGCCGCGGTTGTTTTTCCAGTCATCTCGACACTGTAGTCGTCCGTGCCAAGAGGAGATCTTACTTTAAGAGAAAATTGAGTAGGCTCAATTGCTTGAGTCTGGTCTGGCGCTTCGTACGCAAATTTGTTTAGCGCAAGCCCGCGGGGAGGATTGTTTTTATGCCAAACATTTACAACCATTACCTGACGTGTCCCCGACTTAGCAGGAGTTGTTCCGTGCAAAACGTGGCCAGTGTCAAAGATGACTAAGCGGTTTCCTCTGTACGCAATTCTTTCAAGATCTTCAGTTGGTGAAAACAATGATTCAATATTTTCTCTTTCGAGCGCGTTTTTCTCGCCGTCAGTGAGAACACTCTTATGAATCTCTAGAAAACCTCCGTCATGGTTATGTTCTCCGTAGTACACGCAGCCAGCAATTGGCCCACTGAAAGTCTTGCTTTCTTCATAAAGAAATGTGTCTTCGTCAACATGAGGACTTAGTACCTGCCCAGGGCCAAAAGTCCTGGTCCAGTACTCAAAACCAACGATATCTTCTAACTGATAATCAAGGTTATTTTCCCATATCGCACGAATTACTTTTTTCTTAAGCGTGTTCGCTGGGCTTTTCCACCAACCGTCCCAGAACAAGTACGGAGAGTACACACTAGAATCTTGGTAGTGGTACGAGTTTAGTTGCTCTGCTATTCTTTGGCCGTCACCCATTGACTCGGGGAAGAAAGAATTATCGCTTCTAACCGCGCTAAGAAGCTGCTGATCTGTTATGAAGTTATCTATGACTTTCATTTCTTAACCGCCACTGTATATCCATAGTGCAAAGGAATGTGGTACACGTACAAAGATTCATCGCTTTTTAGTTCGTCGTGCAGGTCAAACATTGGGTGTGCGTCTGTCTCGTTTTCGTAGAGAAACGCCCAGTCTGAGCTTCCATTGATCAAAAGCATGCCTTTGTCGTTCAGTAAAGACGTGTAGTAATGAATGTTTGTAAACGTCGTATCTACTTGGTTATGCCATAGTTCAATCAAATCAAACTTTTTTGAATTGCCTGACTCTAGATCTTGCATGGTAAGAACATCATAGTTGACACTTGCAAATCTTGGGTTTATTGTCTTTACGCATTGCTCGAAGTAGTCAAGGAAAACCGTGTTTAGTAGAGTAACATCAACATTTGCGTCTTCGCAGCATTGAATTACGCGGGTGTTAGACATGTCTGGCCCGCATATCAACACTGACTTTGGTTGTTGCAGTTGATACAAAAGATCTTGTATTACTTGCGAAAGCGTATATGTACGCAAAGTTCTTTCATTTGTATCGGCAAACATTTCCCATGGAAATATTGACAAGTCAACACCTCCCGTGGCTATGTTTCTTCTGTCAAAGTCCAGTGCCGCTGTGTACTCAGCCATAATTGTAGAAGATAGTTTGTAGTACTTGCCAGGAAATGACGGCACGTAACTTTGAGTTTTAGAGAATGCATCAACAATTCGTGGAATGTTATAGCTGTTATCCACGGCTGGCAACCTGAATTCTGTGATTTGCTCTTCGGATACCTCTAACCATAGCAATGTTTTTTCTTTTGATGTAAACTTGGCCTGCCAGCTCGTGTGCAACTTGCTTGTACTTGTACACTTCACGGACCTTATGAATTAGGTCATCTACAGTAAGACGGTCAATCTCATCGTCAGAGAATCCCAACACGTACATGTGCGCGTGCAACTGTGTCTTGTGGTACTCGTAGTCTGCGCCACTATCGTACTTTTTTACTGTGTCTGAATGCGCAACATCTGTCGGGCTGTCCCATACAAGATGAGTTTCTCCACGAGGGAGTCTTTCTACTGGAGGACCGTACAAATGACAATGAGCTGAAGAACCGTTTTCAACCACCCATGTTTCAGTAGCTTTGTCCCAAACTACGCCATTGTTGTCTAATGATGGGTAGTCAGTCGGATCTTGCCCAACCATTTCTTCACTATTCATTATCAAGTAGCTTTCTGTAGGCAGCTACTTCATGCATTAAGCAATAGTATGAGTCGTACATCTGTGAAGACTTGTCTACAGGAATTTCAGTAAGAGAAAACGCATCTACTCCTAGAATTGATTGCAGCGTGTCTATAGACTTTTTTAGATACTGCTTTGCCTGTTCTTTTGCTAAGTCATTCACTTGTCACCTCTGTACACACCCATGTCTGGCACCTCTGTGATGTTTGGATTTTTTGGCTTTAAGTTAAAACTGATTGCAACCCTAGGCGTGTCAGACTGGTGCATAGTTGTAAAATGCGGAACATACGAGTTAAAAAACGCTACTTTGCCAATCTCTGGCTTTATCTTGGTCATTGACTCAATCCTGTTATAGCCAAATGAATGTAAAACCAACTCGGCTGAGTTGTCGTCAGAAGATGTGTAGACAACTCCACTCCAATATTCTTCTGGTCTCATGTGAGTGTTGGAGTGGTGTGAATGGTATGAAACCGACTCGCCCTTGCTAGTCGTAGTCGCCCATATGTCTGTTAGGTTTACTGGCAATGGAAGAACAGTATTTGCTAATAGTTCAATAGAGTTTCGCAACTTGTGGCATTCATTTGAGTCTGGATACACGCGAAAACCATAGCCTCTTGAAAACACCAAGTCCTGTTGAAGAACTTCCGCTGTCACTACGCCATAGTCAATGCCGTCAATTTGAGAGACATAGGCATGCGTTGCCATTAAAGTTAGCAACTCATGCATGCGGTTCATTCAGTTTTGGTAGTCCAGTAAATGTTGGCCCGATGCGGTTACCGTCTGCGTCTAGCCCTGTTTTGATACCTTTAGTCCAAGTCCATGGATTGTCTTCTTGGTTCTTCATCTTCATATCGCTATACTTGACCCGAGACTCAATAAGGTCTGGCTTATCCCAGATATTGCCTACTTCAAATTCTACAGACTCTAAAAGATTTTCTGGGTAGATAGTGAAAAAACAATATGGAGTACCTGCTGGAAAAGTCACTGGCTCGTTGACCTTGGTAATCTTCCAATTCATTTGAACTTCGTCAGGCCACCAACTGCTTGGGATAGTTGCCGCAAGAGGAACTGCGCCATCAATGAAGTAGTTTGGTGAGCCAGTCACCCAAGTCGCATAACCTTCTTCAGTGTTGATAGCCCAGCCGGTGCTAAGAGAAATAATCCCAATCATAGACGGGTGGGCAACTTGCCTGTCTTTTTGCGTTCCTCCGCTTATCACTTTGACAACACTATTTCCACCTTCCCAAATAACCACAAGATCTTCGTCCAGCACAAGCTCCCAACCGCTGACATTTGCTACTGTCATTGGCAGGCATTGATACGCATGCTTATTGTAAGTATCGTCCATCCAATCTCGCTTGATACGAGACTGCTGAACTAATGGTGCGTTTTGATGTCCCCGAGTTAGCCGTACTTTTGTCATTTGATGATGTACCTTTCGCTAGTCTTACTGTGTCTTAAGATGCCTGCTTCTTTACTCTTCTTCATTAAGTAGCGTTTCAATTGCTTCCTTGATAAAAATTAGCGCTGTGTCTGCGTCAATTGATCTGTCGCCGGCGTCGTAGCCTAAGTTAAGAAGATCTGAATTGCAGAACCTAAATATCTTTTTTCCATTTTTTGAGATAATGATTTTTTCAAAGTTTCCTTGCATTGGGCCGCCAATACTTTGAAGTTTTTCATACAATGGGTGTATGTCAAGCCCCGTCTTTGAGTTTTCAACAGTTGCAGTTAGCTTTGAAAACGGAAGATCTGTCTTATACAGTTTTTTCATATGATCTCTCATATTTTGAGGACTTGCGTTTGAATCCGTAAACTCACCGTAAGCGTGCTCGCAAAAATCTGTGCTTGGCACAGCCACTACTTCGAATCCTCGGTCTTTATACTCGTCATAAAGAGATTGAATAGGAATGTACTGCGCCGAGTTAGCGCACTCGCCGGTGACATTTACGATCATTGTTACTTTGCCTTTGTTACTTTCAAGAACATTGACGCCAGAGTCAAGGTCTTCAAGAACAAACTCGTACAGCGACGTGCCAAGATCTTCTAACACTGGGATTTCTTCTGGTCGTATTTCCATAGTTCCTCTACTTAAAATTCTAATATTGGGCTGGTGCGGCTACGCCATCACGGCTGCCTTTGATGTCATGGTTGCGGTCGTTGTAGTCAAACATCGTAACTGCAGAGTATTTTGTGCCTTGTGTTACAGGTTTAGCGGCGTGTGCGTATATGTAAGTTGACGGAAACATAACTATGTCTCCAGCAGTTGCTTTATATGAAATATCTAAGTACGGAAACCACAGTTCGCCTCCGTCGTAGTCGTCGTTTATATACGCGATTGACGAAACAGTGCAAGTATACGAAAACCCGTGATCAGTGTGAATTTGAAAGTGCTGCCCTGCTGAGTAGCGAATAAAATTGATCGCTTCCATGTACTGCATGTTTATGTTGTACCCCGATTGGTAGTCAGACAAGCAATTTTTTATGGCTGCAGCCGTGTCGTTGTACACGTTTCTAATCTCTTCAAATTGTGGAGGTAAATGCCTAAGGTGGACATCACCAATTTTGCAATCTACGCAGTCTCTGTACTCTGGCATTCTTTGCGCGTGACCGACTAAAGCTTCCATCCACATAAACGGCGCTATAGTGCTACTGCCAATTGTCTTTTCAAGACGAGAAATAATTTCTAGGTCTTCTGGCAGTGCATTTCTATATACCAGCATGCCAAGCTTCGGGTCACCAATGTGCTCAGTGTTCATTACGTCTCCTTTTGCGTATAACTATATTAACCAACCACGGTGTAAAACGCCGGTGTTGTAAACCTTTCGCCAGCGGTAACCATTTTTACTCCGTGAAGATAGTTAATGTCTCCTGGGTGTAAAACTGCAAGACCTGGTTTTGGCTTTATAGAAATATCATGGTCTGGATAGTACAGTTCTCCACCCTCAAAGTCATCATTGTAGTAGAACAATGAGTTTAGGTCGTAGTCTGGAAAAGGATTAGGCGATCCGTCATTCATTTGCTTGTCCGCGTGCGGTCTTTGTTCTATTCCTTGAAACCAGCGAATAATGCACGGTGGGCGTTTTGTCAACTTGCAGTTGAATGTTTCTTCGGCGTAACTTTGCATCTTGTCAATGTACTTATCAACCAAGTTGTAAATATGCGGAGATATTCTTGCAAGAATAGTGTCAGAGCATTGGCGATTGTTCCAATATGCCGCGTTGTACGTGCATGTGCCGTCTTCTGCGTACTCGTTTTCAGTTTTTGGGTTTGACCACTCTGTAATTGTTTTTGCAAATGAAGATATTTCACGAAGATCATCTAACTCGATGAAATTGTCAATTACATGGATATTTTCTGGTCCGTTACCAAAGTACCCTGGCTGAATCTTCCATGGAGAGCTCACGTATGTATTGTATCAACACTTTTACTTAAAAAACGGAGGAAAGAATGGTGGAAAGTACGGTGGGAAGTACGGTGGGAAGAACGGTGGGAAGAACGGAGGAAAGAATGGTGGAAAAAACGGAGGAAAGTAGGGTGGGAAGTACGGTGGGAAGTACGGTGGAAAATATGGCGGAGCTACTGGAGTAACTGAGTTGGACGCTGCTGATACGTTTGAACCGTAAGCGTTAGACGCTGTAACAGTAAATGTATAAGCTGTACCGTTAGTTAGACCAGTCACAGTAATTGGGGAAGCACCAGTAGCCGTTATTCCACCCGGGCTTGACGTTGCAGTGTATGTAACGCCGCCAGAGCCTACTGCACCGGCAGTGTACGCAACAGTTGCTTGAGCGTTGCCTCCAGTTGCTGTGCCGATTGTTGGAGCAGAAGGCCTAACTCCTGGCGTTTCTGAGTTAGACGCTGCCGACGCATCAGAAGTAATTCCGTTGCTTGTCGCCGTAACCGCGAACGTGTACGCAGTTCCTGCGGTAAGACCTGTGACAGTTATTGGTGAAGAAGAACCAGTGCCGGTGAGGCTGCCAGGACTTGATGTAACTGTGTACGTTGGCGTGTTTTTTCCGCCGTAACCTGGAGTAAATGCAACAGACACGGCGCCAGTGTCTACGTTTCTTGTCGCAGTGCCAATCGTAGGTGCGTTCGGCTTTTTTCCGCCACTGTCTTTTACTGATGCCATGTCAATCCAATCGTAACACGATTGTCAGCTCTAGGCTGACAAGTCTCCAACAGCTACCCATGTATCTGTAGCTCTCTTAATCAAAGTAGCCATAGACCATTGAGTGCGAAGCTTAAGCCCTGGAGTACCGTTTACTGTTACTCCACCCTGGCCAACAATTGTTGTCTGGCCAGAGCCTGTCTGAAGAACCATGATCTGCGATCCAAGTGGATATGCTACGTTTGCGTTTGTTGGAACTGTAAGGTTGTTTGCAGAGCCAACGCTCATTTCAACGACCTTGTTCTTATCCGCAAGTAGAAGAGTGTAGCTCGCGGTCTGAGCACTCGTCGAGACATCAGCAAGTTTACCGAGGTCAATGGCTGCTGTAGCACTGATGTCCGCGTTGACAATTACTCCAGCACTAATTGATGTAACGCCAGATGAGTCAATTACTACGTCACCAGACTCAGTAACCGCGGTCGGAACACCTGAAGCATCGTACACAATGATGTTTCCAGCAGTACTAGTTGCAAGTTTTGAGAGCTCAATTGCGGCCGAAGCGCTAATGTCTGCGTTGACGATTGCGCCTGACGCAATCTGCACGTTACCGTTAGCTGCGATTGTTACGTCGCCGCTGACTGCTACTGACGTGACAACGTTGCTTGCGCTACCTACCAAGATATTTCCACTTGTAAGAGTTGCAAGTTTGCTAAAGTCAATCGCTGCTGAATCGTTTACATCTGCATTAACAATTACTCCAGACGCGATGGCTGTGACACCAGCATCTGAAATTGTTACGTCGCCTGACTCTGTAACAGAAGTAAGAACGCCTGTTGTGTTGTAAACCAGAATGTTTCCAGCAGTGCCAGTTGCAAGTTTGCTTAGTGCAATCGCCGCTGATGCATTAATGTCATCGTTTACAACTACTCCAGATGAAATCGCAGTTACTCCAGCATCTGTAACTGTAACGTCACCACTGACTGCAGTTCCAGTGACCACGCCAGTTGCGTTGCCCATTAACACGAACGCTGCAGTTGTGGATGCAAGCTTTGTATGAGCAATTGCAGCTGAGGTACTAATGTCGGCGTTATCAATTGTTCCATCAAGGATCATTGCGCTTGTGACAGTTCCTGTTGGCAGTGTCACTGTTCCAGTAAATGTTGGGCTGCCTATTGGCGCAAAATACGCACTGCTTTGACCGTCAAGAAGATCGGCGTTCAAGTTCGCTACAAGCGTTGTTGACATAACAGTGATTGGCGCGGTTCCAGTAGTAGCAGTAGTGTCCAATGTGCTAACTACCAGTGGTGCTGCCGCGTATGACACATTTGCTGTATCAATCGGGCTTGC